TTCCTTGTGCCTTGGCAATGACAAGGCCCCCGAAGGGGCCTTGTGTGTTTTACTCTGCTGCGCTTGCCTAGCTGGAATGCCTTACCTTGCAAGTGTCTTCTGAGGTGCACGCAACACAAGCGATGAATAATGTGCGTTCAATGCTGCACTGTTATGGTGGCCATTGTCACGACACCATGCAGCGTTAGCTGCGCAACGCATTGCTTCACGCATCTGAATGTGTGTGTCACTGACATTAAGGCCAGTATAGAATATGCGGTAAAACTCCATTGGCTTTCCCTTTCACATTGCCAAAAGAACAAGAACAGGCGCGGCGATGAGCGCGACGCCTAGCAGGTTGATAAGCGCTTGCCGGATCATGCGAATTCCCCCGCTTGAATGCGCTTGATCATGCGCGCTGCAGCAGGGCATTCCGCGCCCGTGACGCGCCCGCCCGTTGCGCCATGCGACGGAATGAAAACCGACGGCATGCGCGCGCCTTTCCCGCCCGCGCCGGAACATGCGCCGCATTTTGCGCATTCCGTTTTGCGCCCGTGGAAAGCTTCAAATTCGTCAGACGCCGGGCAAATCATTGCGCCGTCGATATGTGCACCCACGGAATAGAGCGACCTGGCGCTTGTATCGATCGATCCGGCTGGCACAACGAGAAAAGCACGGAATCCCGCGTCAATTGCCGCCCGATATTCGGGCACGCTATCACAAGACGCCATAAGCAAATCACGCATGCGCCACGCATTCCGGCGTGCTTGCGCGTGCGCGCTTTTCCACATGTGAGTATAACCGGTGCGCCCGCTGGCCATGGCCAGAAAATCGCGCCAAACGTCAGCCGGGCATGCTGCCGGGTCGCCATATGATCCGGCGCGAATATTGCGACCCGCGCCAATGCGCCAAATCCATTCCGCCGGAAAATCAACGCCCGCGACAGGATAGGCGCCGCGATGCACGCCGCCTAGCGTGGCGGCTGGCGCTTGATACTCGCGCACGTAGCACGAACCCTTTTCATATTCGCCGGTCGCGTCGTTATATTGCCATGCGTGCGGGCAATCGCCGCAAATCGAACGCGCGCCGGTTTTTTTGAGCCATGCCATGATTTTTGCCGGGCGTGCGCCGTTTACTTCGATACCGGCGGCGCGTGGGTCTGGCAGGATCCACGTTTGAACCATTGCGCCCGTCTTATCATTGCCCGACGCGCCGTCAAAGCGGTTTGCGACCAGAACAACGGGCGTTCCGTCAATCGCGCTTGCGCCTTGCCATAGCATGACGCCGGGAATCTTTCCGGCGTTCAAGGCGCGCTCAAGTTTTGCAAAATCAGTATATTCCATAGTGCTTCCTCTCTTGTTTGTGCCTCTAAGCTATGTGCAGATGGACATACAGTCAACACCTTTTCACCGCGCAATCGCACACCTGGAACGGTCGGGGATGCGGGCGCGCGCGTGCCACCAGATGCTTAACAAAGCAAGCAAGATGCTTAACAAAGCAAGCAACATGCTTAACAAAGCAAGCATTCTGGTGGCCGCAAATTGCACATTCTCAACCTGACCCGGTGTTATCAAAGCCCATAATTCGCTAAGTCATTGATATTGCTAGGTTTGCGCGTGAACATATGAGGTATTATAGGCCATATTGCGTTAAATGGGCAGAATCCGGGGCCGATCTGGCGGCGCGGCTGGCAAAAAGACCCCCCCTTGATCGCAGCGGCGGGGGTCATTGCTCAGGCGGCCAAAACAGACCGAGCTACCCACCCCCACCCCTTCTGCAAAAAAGCCAAAGCCGCCTCGAAAAAAAAATTTGCCAAACCTTTCAACCATCTTTAACATCTTCTCATTAACAGCAACGAGGAGACCACAAATGCCCTGTCCGCACTGCAACCAAGACCGCCCAATCAAAGTAAAAGGCATGTGCATGGCCTGCTACATGCGCGAACGCCGGCGCAGCCACGGCAACCCGTCAGGCAGGCGCGCGAACGGCCAGAGCCTAGTGGAGCTTCTGCAGTATGCTGACACGTCGTGGCTGGAGAAGGTGCTTGATCGCATTGATCGCACGGGTGACGGCTGCCACGAGTGGTGTGGTGCCAAGACGGCTGAGGGTTACGGCATTGCAACGGTTGCGACGCATAGCGTTTTGATTCATCGCTTGATCCATGCTGTTCATGGTGGTGATCCAATGTGTGCGGTTGTTCGGCATACTTGCGGCAACCGTGCCTGCTGCAACCCGGCGCATTTGGTTGGCGGCACGTATGGTGGCAGGCAAAGTGGTGGGCGCCCGCACCTCAAAGACCGTCAACTCCACCCACGCGCCAAGCCGTTCATGACGCCCAGGGGTGAGTTTGCCTCGATGGCTTTGGCTGCTGAGGCGTATGGGGTGTCATATACGACGATGAAAAATTGGAATAAGAAGGCTGACAACGGCTTTGGTTTTGTGGAGGGTGTGAAATGACCAAGCAGGAACCTAAAAACCCGTTTTTGCAGCTGGCCCGGCGTTATGGGAATGACCCGGTTGCTTTTGCCAGAGAGGTGATCGGCGTTGAGCCGGACCCTTGGCAGCAGGAGTTTCTGCGCGTTGTGGCTGATCCGACTCAACGGCGTGTAAGCGTTAGGTCAGGGCACGGTACTGGAAAATCGACCGCTGTTGCGATGGCGTCATTGTGGCACTTGATTTGGCGGGTGCCTGGCAAGGTGGTTATGACGGCTCCGACCAGTTCTCAGTTGTTTGACGCTTTGTTTTCCGAGGTAAAGCGGATGACGAAGATGCTGAAGCCGCCGTTTGATCAGTTGCTGGAGGTGAAGGCTGACAGGATTGAGTTGAAGAGCCACGCGGCGGATGCGTTTATCAGTTGCCGGACCAGTCGTGCTGAACAGCCTGAAGCGTTGGCTGGGGTGCATAGTCCGCATGTACTGTTGATTGCTGACGAGGCCAGCGGTGTGCCTGAGGCGGTGTTTGAGAGTGCTGCGGGGTCGATGTCGGGGCATAGTGCGACGACGATTTTGACGGGGAACCCGACGCGGAACACGGGGCTGTTTTACGACACGCATCATCGGCTGAAGGATGATTGGTATACGATGCACGTCAGTTGCATTGATAGTCCGAGGGTCAGCGATGATTTCATTGGCGAGATGATGATGCGGTATGGCGAGGACAGTCCGGCGTATCACATTCGCGTGTTGGGGAATTTCCCGCCTGCTGAAGAGGACACGGTCATTCCGGTTCACTTGATTGAGCGTGCGCAGGCCAATGAGGTTGAGATTGACGCGCATACGACGCCGATCTGGGGATTGGATTGTGCTCGGCATGGGAATGACAGCAGTGTTTTGTGCAAGAGGCAGGGTCCGAAGGTGCATCCGCTGAAGGTGTGGCGGAATATGGACTTGATGCAGCTAACGGGGGCTGTGAAGGTTGAGTATGACACGAGCGCGCCGGGTCTGAGGCCTGCGGAGATCATTGTGGACAGCATCGGGCTTGGGGCTGGTGTGTTGGATCGTCTGAGGGAGTTGGGGTTGCCTGCGCGTGGTCTCAACGTGTCTGAGAGGGCTGCGGCGAACGGGATTTACATGAACAGCCGTGCTGAGTTGTGGTTTAAGCTGAAGGAATGGCTTGAGGGGCGGGATGTTGAGTTGCCGAAGGACGATCAGTTGTTCGCGGAACTGGCAGCTCCGAGATATACGTTCACGAGCAGCGGGAAGATTCAGGTTGAGTCGAAAGACAGCATGAAGAAGCGCGGTTTGAAATCGCCTGACCGGGCTGATGCGGTGTGTTTGAGCTTGGCGACGGATCACACGACGATGGCTTATGGCACGTCGTTCAAGGGTGGCTGGGCGAAGCCTTTACGGAGAAATATCCGTGGAATTGTTTGACAGACTGAGTTTCCTGTGCAAGTTTGACCTTGCTCTGGTTGGTTTGGGAAGCAACTAGTGTACTCCTCCTCTGTGGTCTTTTAAGACCCACCTGGCCCTGCGCTTCGGCGCGGGGTTTTTTTATTTTTGGCTTGGTGTTATGTTTGTGCAAGAAATTGGGGTGATTTATGCCGTTGAAGCGTGGTTCAGGTCGCAAAACTGTAAGCAGCAATGTTTCCAAGCTGCGTCGTGAGGGGTATCCCCAGCGTCAGGCGGTAGCGATAGCCATGTCGAAGGCTGGAAAAGGTCGCAAACCTAGCACGAAAAGGGGCCGTTGATGGTCAAGCAGTCTTCGTATGACGCATCTCCGACGCAAGAGACGACGCGCGGACCGGGTAATTGGGGCGGTGAGGGCGCGGCTAAGAGCATGGGTGGCGCACCTGCCGTGGGTGGGATGCTTGGCGGCTTGTTCGGTGGTCTGCTTGGCGGCTCTCAGCGCGGGAACACCACTCCGAACTCAGTCAAGGCGCTGATGCCTCAAGGTGGGGGTGGATTGCTTGGCGGCTTGCTTGGGGCTGCGCGTTATACCGGTCTTCGGGATATGTTCAACGGCGGTGGCCCCGGTCGCGCGGGTGAGCAGTTTTATGGCGGCGGGGCCATGTCGGCTGCTTTGAACCGCGCGGGCGTTCGGCCTCTTGGGTATAGCGACTTGATGGGGCAGATGGCCGCTCAGCGCGCTCAGAAGGTCTCCCAGCCGGGATACACGCCCACGGGGTATGGTGCTGCCCCTGCAGGTGGTTCTGGGCCTGGAGGC